AAGCAGTGGTATCAACGCAGAGTACTCACCGCGCGCAAGATCAAGTGTTTGGGGTACCCCAGAACACGGCTGAGAAAGTCACCGACGTGGTGGGTCCCATGGTGGGCGGCGCGGCAGCGTCGAAGGTGCCAAACGCGATCGCAGGCGCGATCTCCGGTATTCCTGGCCCGTCAGGCGCAGCCGCTCAAGTGCCGTCCAACTTCATGACGCCGGCCCAGACTAAGACGCAAATGCTCGCCCAGCAGGTCAAGAACTTCCAAGACAAAGGTTTCGTGATTCCGCCGGCCACCAGCAATCCGACCCTGTCGAACAAGATGCTCGAGGGCTGGGGCGGCAAGATCGCCACCCAGCAGGACGCAGCGCTGACCAATCAGCAGGCAGCCAATACGATCGCATCCCGGGCCAACGGCTTGAACCCGGATGCGCCCCTCACCGAGGGCGCGCTGCGCGCCGTGATCAAGGAAGCGGGCAAGGATTACAACCTCGTCGACAAGGCCGGGGTTTTCCAAACCGGCAATCAATACCTGCAGCGCATTGCCGATATCCAAGACGAGGCCCTCGCCCCGGGCCGATCGTTTGTGGGATCCGCCGAAAGCCCGATCGTCAAGGAGGCCGATACGCTCGCGCAGCCTGCGTTCGATGCCAAAGACGCGCGACTGAAAATACGCGACCTGCGGGACAAAGCGAGCGTCGCATTCCGCCAGGGCGATGGCACGTTAGGCACGCAGTACAAGGCGCTCTCAAAGGCGCTTGAGGACGAGCTCGACCGCGGCGCTCAGGCGAGCGCAGACCCCGATCTGGTCGCACGCTACCGCGCCGCGCGCCAGAAAATGGCGATCGCGAACGATACGCTCGATGCGATGAACACAGGCTCAGAGAATATCGACATTAAGGCGCTCACGCGCATGGTCGACAAGGGCGAGATTCCTCCGAGCTCCCCGCTTGCTACTATCGGCCGGTTCGGCGCGCAGTTTGCTCGCGCCGCCGCCGCACCGGAAAGCAAAGGCTCGCCTGGCGTCGAGCACCTAGGCACCGCCATGGGGCCCCTGATCGGCGCGCTCACGGGTGCCCGAGCATGGCGCGGGCGCGGGCGTGCTGACCGGACTTACCGCCGGGGTCGGAATTCCCGTCTCGCGCAATCTCGCCCGCAACTACCTGCTCGGCGCCTGGTCAGTCGCGCGCAGTACCGGGGTCGGCGGATGCCATCGTCGGCAATGGGGCGAGTCGCGCACGCGCAGCGGCGCTCGCCCAAGCGCTCGCGCAAATTCCAAGAGGTCAGCAGCCATGAGCATTTTGTGGGGATTTCTAGCTGGTGTGATTGGCAACTGGATCGGCATAGCGATCTGTGACTGGATGCGCCGCTAATGTCATGGAACGGCTCAGGGGTCTATTCACGAGGCTACGCATCTTGGACAAACGATGCGACCAACAATCTCCCCATAAGCGCAACGAAGTTCGATACCGAAGACAACGACTTCGCTGCGGGCATCAATAACTGCCTCACAAAGGACGGCCAAAACTCCCCCACCGCCGCCCTCACCTGGACAATCGCCAACGCCTCACCCTTAAACCTGCTGCGCCAGACGGACGGCGTAACGTTCTCGGTCGGTCGCTCCGGGGGATCGAACAATCCGATTTTCCAGGTCATCCCGTATGACGCGAGCGGGATCACGCTCAACGCCACCAGCGGCGGCCTCTATTTCGATGTAGGAAACGTCCCCGCCCTGGTCATCAATTCATCGGGACAATTGACGGTCCAAAGCCCGACCTCCGGGGTCGCCCTCACGGTGCGCGGTGCGAGTGGCAGCTATGCACAAAACATTCAAGGCTATGGCGCCGGGTCTGGTGTTTCGTTCGGTCTTGAAATCAACGCGGGCACCACCTCGGGCGACTTCGCGCTTGCGGTCGCGAACGATACCGGCGCCACCGCCTATTTCCAGGTGCGGGGCGACGGGCTCGGCATTTTCTATAACGGCGTTTACATTTATGGCCCCAGCACTTTTGGGGGCCTTACGGAGATAATTTCACCCACCAGCGGCCAACGCATTCGCGATCAACAACAACGCCAACACCCAGCAATTTTTTTATGTGAACGCAGCCGGCGGAGTGGTGATCGCCAACGTACCGGCAAGCACGGCAGGGCTCTATGTCACGGGCGCTAGCGGCTTTAACGTCCTTCAGGCGCACTGCGTTGCCGCAGGCCCAGCACTGGCGGCTTACACGACAGCCGCCACGCAACTGACCGGCCTGCAGATGGTCCAGTCCGGTCAGCATACCCTGCAGATCGTCAACCCGGCATCGACCAACGACATCGATTTCGCCGACACGACCTACGGCTCGCTCGCCTACCTTTCTCCCGGTGGAGCGGCGATCGGCGCGGGCACGAGCTTGCAGGGCGCGGGCACGCTCAACATCGGCAACGGGCTTTATGTCGCCAACAGTCCGATCTATTCCGGCATCCCGGTCAATTCGCAAGGTGCTTCCTATACCGCTGTTCTTTCAGATGCAAACAAATGCATCCGCGCGGGATCCGGCTCACCGACAATCACGATCCCCGCCAACGCAAGCGTGGCTTATCCGCTCGGCACTGCGATTACTTTCGCCAATCGCACGGGTGGCGGCACGGTGACGATCGCGATCAATTCCGACACCCTTGTGTTCGCCGAGACGGGCGGCACGGGCAGCCGCTCGCTTGCCAGCAACGGCCTCGCGACGGCGCTCAAAACCGATTCGACCTTGTGGCTCATCAGCGGTGCGGGCCTCTCCTGATGGGCATCCAGCAGATGCTGCTGGCCGGCGGCTTCACGCCAACGACGCAGCAATACACGAGCGCGGGCACTTTCACCGTCACCGCGCCGCTGGGGTGCGTCGCGTGCTACGCGGAGCTCTGGGGCGGCACGGGCGGCGGCGGCGCGGGCGCCGGGTCCGGCTGCACCACGACCTCGGGCGGCGGGGGGTGCCTCGGGCGCCTATTCGGCCAGCAGCTTTACGATCCTGGGCGGTCAAACGCTGAATTTGACCGTAGGCGCGGCCAGCGCAAGCACTACGCTTTCGAGCGGTTCAGCCACGATCACGGCCATGACGGCCGGCGGCGGCAACCCTGGCGCCAACGCTCCCCCGAATGGCGCGGGCGGAACAGGTACGGGCGCTAGCGGCGGCAATCAGGCGAACACGTCGGGCAATGCCGGCAACGCCGGCTCAAGCGGTGTGGGTGGCGGCGGCGGCGCAGCCGATTGCGGGCGTGAATGCGAGCTTGGGTGCGACGGGAGGCCACGGCGGGCATGGCGTTGCAAACACCGGCCAGACCATCGGTGTGGCGGGCGCCGCGAACTTCTATTTCACGTGAGCGCATTCTTCCAATGGTATTTATCCGGCAAGGTGTTCGGCCTGCGCTATCACCTGCTCAAGGGTGAATCGATCCCGCTGCACGCCCACACGCGCGAGAATGCGCATAACGTGATCGTGCTCGAGGGCGCGGTGGTGCTGCACGTGGAGGCGCAGAAAGGTGACGGATTCATCGGCTATCACCTGCGCTCGGGTCAAATTTTCGATTTCGACGGATCGCGCCCGCATTGGATCGAGGGCACGGCGCGGCAGAGCATCATCTTGAACCTGTTTCTCGAGGGCATGCCGCAAGGGTATGATCAGGTCCCGGCCGAACATCGACAAGGATATATATGATCGCCAAAGTGCCCGCCACCCCGGTGCAGATCCCCGCCAAGCTCACCCTCACATTATCCGCCAGCACCGTGATGCTGATCCTAGACGCCCTGGGGGAAAAACCCTACAAGGTCGCAGGGCCCGCGATCGCTGAGATCGAGCCTCAGATTTTGGCGCAACAGGTCACAGAAGGACGCACAAGTGAAAACGATGCTCGAAGTGCTGGGGTTTTTGGCCTTGATAGTCGCGGGGATCGCGATCTATCTCGTGAAGGTGAAAAAGGACAAAGTAACGGTAGCGGTCAGCACGCCTCCGGCGGCCCCCTCGGTTCATAACCCCCCGCCTGCCGATCCTGAGATAGGTCCCGCTCGGCCTGAATGAGTGCGGTCTCGCAGCCGCGCAATGTGCGGCTTTGCAACCCGGGGAACGTCGATCGCACCTCCATCACCTGGCAGGGCATGTCGTCCCTTCAGGACGATCCGCGCTTCATCCGGTTCATTGCCCCCCAGTGGGGCTTCCGCTGCATGGCGCGCATCCTGCGGGGCGACTATTCCGAGGGGTGCGTCACGGTCCACGAGCTGATCAACCGATGGGCGCCCCCGGTCGAGAACGACACCAGTGCGTATGTGACGGACGTGGCAGGGCGTTTAAATATCGATATGGATGAGACGCTCGCACTCCCCGAGCAACTGCCTGCGCTGCTAAAAGCTATCGCCATCCACGAGGGAGGATGTCCATGGCCGGATTCAGTGATACAGCTCGGGATCGACTTGGAGCACTCCGCGTAAAGCTCAAATGTGCGCTAGCGATCATATGGTCGAACCGCACCAAGATCACCGGCTACGTGGGCGTCGTCCTGGGCGTCATCCAGGCGACTCAAGGCCAGCCGCACTCGATCATGTTTTTAGGCGCCGTGGTGGCCTGCATTGGGCACTATAACGACTCCATCCGGGACGTGCGTCTGTGAGGACGCGCCGGCCCACCATGGGCACGGAAGCTGCGGTCGATTGGCACCTCGACACCCAGTCGCTGCGCAAGCGCATCGATCTTGCACACGAGACCGAGTGGCGGCACGACGTGGCGGATCACTTGGACAAGATCGACAAGTGCTTGCGCGATACCCGGGATTTGGGATTAAGGCACGAAACGGAGTTGAAGACCACCGCAAGCGAATCTGACATAAAGTCGCTCCATGGGCGTATAGAATTGCTCGGCGAGCGGCTCGACAACCTGCGCAAAATCACCTGGGGGGTACTCGTGGTGTTTGTGATGACAATCCTGGTCAACTACTTGAGAACCAAGTGAGTGGTGGGGCATGGATTGCCTCAATCGGAATCGCCTTGATCCTGCTGATGATGATCGCGTTATACCTCCTGATTGACCACGGTCGCAAATTGGCCCACCTCATCCAAGAGAAGCACGATGCGGCCGATCAGCGCGGGATCATCAAAAGCATCGTGTCGGAGATCCGATCCGAGATCCGCGTCGGCAATGAGGACATCAAGAGCGCGATCGAAGGCGAGCGTCAGCAATACGGGGTGCTTGAGCAGAAGGCCGTGAGCCATTTGCTCGCCCTCACCATCGCGGTGAACGAGCTCAAGGCGAAGCTCGCCCGCTTCTTTGGCGCTTCTGAAACGCCACCGCCTTCTCACCCAAAATCGACACAACCCGGAAACCCCGATAAAGGCAACTGACCGGCAGATCGGTGTTGTCGATATGGGGCGCAAGGGGAATCTCCGGGTGCAGCGCGCGGTGCATCGTGATGCGCTCGACGTTCACCCGGATGTCGGACTGGTCATCGGGCCGCTGGCGCCTGCGGTAGTCGATCATCCGATCGACATCCCGCCGCGTGCGTGTTTCCTCAATACTGGGCGCGGGCATTAGTTTCTCCGGAAGCGGATGACGCGAATGCCTAAGAACATCAGTTCGGTGATCTCGCCGGGATCGGGCCCCGCGCGCAGTTGCCGGCGCAGCGACTCTTGGAGTTTCAGCCACTCATCGTCCGTGACCATGATCGCAAGCCGTTCATGGTCGGGGAGATCGTGCATGGACCCCAGACGGTTGGCGAGATCGATCACGATCGATTCGATTGCGAGGGATTTATCCACCACGCTTTCTCTCCAGTCTTTTACGCGCCCGCGCGGCCGTAGCCTTGGCGGATAGCGCACGGTAGAAATCGGCATCGCCGCGGGACTTAGCGGGGCCTTTTGCGGCCCCGCCCTTGGCTCCTGTCGCGACAAACATCTGCCGATCGTATTTGGTCACGCCTGGGGCGCCCAGACCAGCGCCGCGTCGATCTCATCGATCAACCCTTCGACTCGCTCATAAAGGGAATCGGGCCCGAGATCGGAAACTACCGGCCGGCATTCCTCGAGCACTTGGCGCGCCGCGGTGATCAGATCGTAGGCAAGATCTGGCCTTAACACGCGGATCGGCAAAGGCACGGTGCGCGTGGTCATACCCGATCCCCCAGCATCTGCCGCTTTACCTTCAGCAGCGCAGTCAGGCGCCGCACCATGCGCTCGCGCTGGGCGCCCAGTGCGATTTTCAAGATCTCGCACGCCCGGTCGATCTGCGCTTGCAGTTCGGGCAGTGTCATACCCGCACGCTCACGGCAGCGCGCGAGGTGACCGTGATCCCGGGGATCTGGCGCTCGGCGTGCTCCTTGTTTTTGAGCGCCTTGACCATGAGCCGGATCTTGGCGAGGTCGGGCGTCAGGTACTCGCGCGGCAGCAAGCTCGCGTCCGTGATGGTGAAGTCCCATGCCTCGCCGAACCCCATCCCTTTCGCCTTGGGCGGTATGATGTCGGCACGTTCTGGGATGACCTCGGCGGCCTTTTGCACCAACGCCTGCGCTTTCTCCGTGTTCCCTTTGGCTGCGGCTGCGGCCGCGCGGCGCTCCAGTTCCTCGCGCTGTTCGCGTGCCTCAGCCTCGCGTTTGGCGTTCTCTGCGCGTTCGCGCTGCTGTTCGGCGCTCTCAAACTCGCCCATTTTCTGCTTGTAGATATTTTCCGCACTGGTGAGATGATCGAGGGGGAGGCGAAACCACGCGTTCAGCGTGCGCAGCGCTTCATTGATCGGCCCGGTGACTGACACGCGCTTTTCCTCAAGCGATTTGTGCAGGCGCTTGACGTTGCGCAAGCGCTCGGCGGCTTCGAGGAACGCGTCCCGGGAATTGCACAAGAAAGACTTGGCGCTTTCGATCAGCATCGGTGCGCGCTCGGCCAAGGCTTGGGTCTCCTGATCGACATTGACGAGCTCTACAGATTCGGCTGACATTGTTATCTCCTAGTTGATGACAGGGGGTTTCTCGCCCCGGAAAAAGGCGAGAGCGCGCTCGCGGGTGGTGAAACTCATAAGCGCATGCTCGCCCACAAAAACCGTCCAATAGCCGCGATGCAGGCGGATGCTCACGACTCATCATCCGGTGTCTCGCGCCGCGCCTGGGCTGCGCGCCGCTCCGCGCGTTTCGGGTCCATGCGCCGGGTGCTGATTTCCTCAATGCAGCGGCGGATTGCGGCGATGTCCTGCTGGGTCAACTCGCGATCATTGTCGGACAAATCCGCCGAGACGGTCACGATCGAGCCATCGTCCATGCGCACCTCGAGGCCCTGGCGCCAGCGCTGGGGTACTTTCTTGCGCGTCATAGCCAATCCCCCAGCAGATGCCCGCGGCCGGCATCGCGAATATCTTGTTTGTCCTGCTCGGACATCTCGCCCGTGACGGCGGAGAGGCCTACATGGGCCATCCAGGCGTGTTCCTGCATGGCCTGCTCAAGATGCTTGTCACAGTACTTGCCGTCGTCGCAGTGATCCCACCAATGGCAATCCGGCTCGTGCGGGTGACCGTTGATGGTGCCGCAGTCGCATTCGCTCGAGCAGGCGTGGGGGTGCGGCGCCTCCAAGCGCTCCATCAGTTCCGGCGAATCCTTCCAGCTCCAGGCGGTGGCGGGGGCTTTGAATCCGTGGCTAAATCTGCTCATGTTGTTCCCTCTTGCGTTGATGACGATTCAGATACTACCGCAAGGCCCTTGCGGTGTAAAGGGTTTATTGTGACGGAGTACACAAAATGTCGCTGATCTTAGGATTGCTGGCTAACAACTGGAAGACGGTCGCAATCGGGGGTGCTTTCCTCGCGTTACTCTTAAGCCTATGGGGCTCGACCGAAGTCGCCCGGCACTACAAATCGGAGGCCGCGGCGGCGAAGCTCGAGCTCTCCGAGCGCATCGACGCGGATAAGGCCCAGGAGGCCGAGAATGAACGTCAAGCCCAAGAACATGCCAAGACCGATGCCAACATCGCGGCGCAGTTGGGCAGCGCCCTGGCTGCTGCTCATATCACCGGCGCTGCTCTTACCAGCAGCGTGCTCAAATATGAGGCCGCCGGCCGTGGCTCCGTGTCCTGCGGTGCAGGTGCCGGCGGCGCTGCTGGACACCTCAGCGGCGGATCGAGCGCAGGCGGAGATCGACGCATTGACCAAAGCCTTAGCGTCATCCCAGCCGACGCCCAAGTAGTTGTCGATCAGTTGCGGGCGTGCCAAGCGGCACTTAAGGGGATGAGCGGCCATTAGGGTCGGTCATGGACTGTGAGTCAGTTTGCTTTTGCGGCACGGTCTTTCCATCCTCTGACGTTCGCCCGCGTCGGGCCGTAGCTGTATAGGTCCGCCAACTGGTCCGGCTCGCGCTGGTCACAGTGTGTCAGGACCAATTTGAATTCGCCGCCGCAGTCCTTCTCGCAGCGGTCGCGGAGACCAGCATCGAGCGGCGCATAGCGAAGCGTCCCTTGCCATGGATGCGGCAAGTTCGTTGTATCCTCGTAAGCCATCCCTGGATCGTGTCCAGGCAATGGTCCAGCGCCGTGGCGCGTCATGTAGGTACGGGACACGTAATAGGTCTCTATTTCGGATATGCCAGCCTGCGCGCACAGTGTCTTGACGTTCTTCATGCCCGTGCTGGAGTGCGTCACATGCGGGTGAAATTCCGTGCGATCCTGATCTAATAGCAACCCTTGGGCACCTTCAAAGATCGGATATTTGCATTGACCTATGCCGGCCGGACTTACTAGGCTAGCGAAAGCGTCAATCTCTTTAAGCCATGCCTCAGTCATCCGAGGCTCGTCAATCGTCGCACCCGTTCGGAACTTCGCATAACGGTCACAAATTTCAGCCAGCTTCGTTGGGATCGTGCTAGAACGGTTCCAAATATCGCTCATGGTGATTTTCAGTTCGCTGATAGCGGATCGCTGGATAGTCTCGTGAATACCTAAACCGACACTTCCGTGCGCTTTATCGCCGCGCGCCAGCTCTTTACGCTGATTGATGATCATGTCGGCGAATGTCGTGACCAAACAATCCGGATGCGCAAACACATCGGCGGTCACGCCCATGGCTTCAAGTTCGGCCATCTCGCGAAAGAATATGATCGGATTACAGATAAAGAACTGAGACAGAAACGTAGGCACCCCGTACAAGGTGCCAGATCCGAAATGATGGAACACATGGCGCAGGCCTTCTGGCGTTACCACCGTATGCCCCGCCTGCGAACCGCCATTGAAGCGAACGACCACTTCGCCCCCCGTGCGGCATAGATAGTCAACGATCAGGCCCTTGCCCTCATCGCCGAAGTTCGCCCCAATGACGGCCCGCGCTTTCATTACACGGCTCCCAAGAGCTTGTGAGCGGGCGCAGCCTTTGGCAGTGTCTTGACCGCATCCAACACGACATGCCCGCTGGTGCCCCATCCGGCCGCTGACGTGGCCGCGTCGCGTCCCTCGGCAACCTCCATGATAGAAACGATCGTTTCCGCCAGTTTAGTGTGATCCTTCAATTGGATCAGATGCTCACCCATGAGCGGCTTCCACGTCTTGAGGACGGAATCCGGACTTGATGCCGCAACGCCTGCGTCCATCAGAACGACGTGATAGCAGTCATACATCCGCTGCGCCTCTTCCAGGCATTCCTTGGTCGAGTAGTCGCGCTCGGGGCTGTCCTCCAGAAACTGCTGAATCTGGTCTTTCTTGAGGCCCGAACCGATTGGTTCATCACCCACGGTGAATAGATACCCGCGCTTGCCACGCTTGATCAGCGAATCGTGGACCGTGTGCTTTGTGGCGAAGTACCATGGAAACTCGTAGCTCTCGTGTCCGTTCCCACCGCCGCCACCTTCCAGGTAGATATCCGCCAACTGTTCGACGATACGGTTATCCGCCTCAAACTGAGACACCTGAAGGGGTGAGTTATCGCAAGACACATCACCTACCGCCATGAACATTATGTGCGGGTTCGTGATCGGCTTCCGCGCGAGGATCGACTCAAACAGGATGCCCAAACCCTTGCGCGCGATCACATCGGCAACCATTCCCATGCTGCCAGTCACGTCCAAGGCGACAATGATTGGCGTGGATGCGGGGTTATCTACGCTGTCCCGCGACTCGCGCACCTTGACGCCTTTGGGATCTAACTCCTTCTTGATGCTGCGCGAGGCGAAAACTTGGCTTGTCGTCTTGCCGGTTGTCGTGCTCGTATATGCCCGGTACTTGCCGGGATCGAATGTTCCACCACCCATATCTATCTCCTTCGTTTGTTAAAAATTAACCCTCAGAATCCTTTGCAGAGGTTAGGCACTCGCCGATGATCTCTCGCTGAAGCGCCCCGTATTTCTCCTCATCGCCGATGATCTCGCCGATCAGCGCGACGACCCACAGCCGATCGCCGTCCCACTTCGGCGGGATGAGCGTCGCGTGCAGCGCGCGGCTGGAGCAGAGTTCAAGCGGACCTTTGACGGTGTGCACGACGCCCGGCTTCGCAGGGTCAAGCCGCCTACCGTGAATCGCGGTGCCGTCTTCGACCAATAAAAGCCGGAGCCGTCGCCGGAGCCGGAGCCGGAGCCGGAGCCGTCGCCGTAGCCGGAGCCGTAGCCGGAGCCGTAGCCGTAGCCGGAGCCGTAGCCGTAGCCGTCGCCGTAGCCGTAGCCGTAGCCGGAGCCGTCGCCGTCGCCGGAGCCGTAGCCGTCGCCGGAGCTCGGCACCCAGGTGGGCGCCTCGCCCCGGAGCATTACGAGCTCCACGGCGCCTTCTCCCACGCCTCGATCGCTTCTGGCGTGCACGCGGCAACGCTGGTGATATCGCGGAGCTCGATGTCCGCTGCGGGGCCGATGCGCGAGCCCGACTGCGGCCCGAAACTCGCCAGGCCTAAGAACCCCCTTTGATTCGTGGGCCAGTAAATGCAATTGCGCGCAGCGCGCAGCTTGATAATGTCGCCGTCAGTGTCCGTCGCGTATCCAAAAAAAACACCCCGATGACTCGTCGTCACCAGCACTGCGCGTTCCCCATTAGATTTCTTCGTCACCCTTATCTCCTTTGTTAAAAAAACTATTCTGCTGCCTTCGAGTCGTCCGCGAGGTAGGCGCCCGCGAGGTTGGCGCGCGCTTTCACCGCCGCCACCAACGTTTCGCGCATCGTGGTGTGGTCGCTCTCAAACAGCGTTGCGCCTGAAAAACGGTGCAGAATTTTCATTGTTTATCTCCTTGAATAACAGGGTCTTTTCCCGATTCTATCGGTTTCGGCCCGCGCGCGGTCTTATCCTCTTTCGCCTTGAGGGTATCCTTGACCACCTTGAACAGGTCAGGATGATCCTGCAGCGCACGCCAGACGCGGGTCGCAATGAATTCGTTCGCCTTGATCTCGCCCCAGATCTGCTCGATACCCACACGGCGCCCCTCGGAGGCGGCCTGTAGCAGCTCATCGCGCGCATCGACCACGCGGCCCTCAAGATCGGCAATCTCCTTCTGCGTATAGGGCACCGTCGGATCCTCCAGGCGCTCGGCCAGGGGAGCGGCGTTCGGGTCAACCAAGTGCGTGTTGCCGGTCTTAGGTAAATTGGCTTTGACGCGCTCCGCCACGGTCATCGCCGCGCTCCGCCCCGGGGTCGAGATCTGCCGCTGCACGGGCGGCGCCTTCATCTGGGTGTCAGACCCGTCATTGTCGTCATCCGCCGCCACGCAGAGCAGGAGCGTGACCCCCAAGCGCCGTGCATAGGTCACGGCAGACCCGTAGGCCTGCGCGGTCGCCTCGCCTTTGAAAATCATCACCTCGTTATCGAGATGATGGCCGTGACCGGTGAGGGTGGTCACAAGATAATGGATCGGCTCATCCATCTCGCCCGTCCCTGGATCAATGCTGCCGCGGGTGATCTTGATCCGCTGATTGATGCTGATGCCCTTGGCCGCCAGGTGCGGCACGGTGGCGGCGAGAATCGTCTCCAAGGGCGCATACGCGAACGTGTAAGAGCCGCCGGTCTTGAGCGCGACCTGCACGGTGCGGGTGCGGTGGATGGCGTCGAATGCGGCTTGGGCGGCGGCGAGGGCTTCGAAGAATACTGCCTCGGCGCCGGGATAATGCTGCGCTGAGGTAGTGGCTATTTTGAGAGAGTTTTCAGCCATGTTGATGAATTTTTGGTTTTCGGCTCTCATCGCGCTTTGGCTCATGGCGGGCCCTAAATCTGCGAAATCCATTTTTGTACTCCGAAGGTTGATGACACTCGGGATAGTAGCGCTTGCCATGTAACGCCGCAAGCGTTACATTCATTCGCCTTATGTACAGCAAACTATTCGCCCAAATCTTGGACTCCTCCATATGGCTCGCTCCCGACCCGCATCGTATCGTCTGGATCACGTTGCTCGCCGCCATGGACCGCCACGGGGTCGCCCGGTTCGCCGCCGCGGAGAACTTATCCACAAGGGCGCGGGTGCCTTTGCGGGAAACCAGGCGCGCGATCAAAGCCTTTGAATCTCCTGACCCTTTTGGCCTTGATCAGGAGTATGAGGGGAGGCGAATTGAGCGCATCGATGGGGGGTGGCTGATTTTGAACTCTGAGAAATATCGCAACATGGTGGACTCATCTGTCGTCGCCACTCAAACTCGAGAGCGTGTCAGGCGTCATCGTGAGAGATCGAAGATGTCGGACCCTTTGAATACAGATGTTACGCAGCGTTACGCAGCGTTACGTAACGTTACGGTAACGCCCTCATATCAGATCAGATCAGATCAAATAAAACCTCAGAGAGCGATAAAAATCGCTTCTGCGGAAAAACCCCAAGAGTTGGCGCCGGAAAGGACCGAGGCCGCGGCGGCCTTGAAGCGGATCAGGGAGCGCACATGCAAATCATCGTGATCGTCGCCGGCTGGTTCGGGTTCTTCGCCTCAGGATTTGTCGTCGCATTTTGGGTCTACTACGGCAAGAGGTGGCAGGATGGGTACGCACAAGGCTGGATCGATAGCAGACATCGCGCCGATGGCGCCGGTGCTGCGGCAAGCGCGCGATCATATTCGCCGAAAGATGAAGGCACGGTGTGCGCTACCGGATTTCCCTATTACGGCGAAGAGCTCAATCAATACATTTCCCCTCTAGCTCGCCAGCAGGGCGGCGAACTCCATAACGACGCGGTGCTTGCTGAGGGAGAATTGCCAGATCAAGCAAAGTCCTTCCAAGTTCGATCTCGCGGAGGCGGCGGAGGAACTCGCTCTTCTCCTGAAGGACCTGCACCCGTGAAGCCTGAGCGGAAAAAGTGCGACAAATGCGGCTGGACGCTGGTGACCATGAGGCCGTGCATGTGTGGACACTTTGCATCGAGTGACGATTGTGAGTAGCCCGCCACGAATGAACGACGCTCCTATCCTCGATCAAGTCGAGGGGCAGTATGAGAAATTCCTTCTCCTAGTGCTGCGGAAATACAAGCCAAATGGCGTTGTTATAACCATGGCGGACCTTGAGGCCGTCAGTAGGGACCAGGATGCTGGCGACCCATGGGTGTTGTTCACGCACGGCCATCGAGACAGCATCGAATTCAAGGCGATCCGTACCAGCGAGGCAAAGCGGATTGTCGAGCACGAAAAAGCAACCAACAAGGGGCGAGCATGAGCGACCGACAGCTATCCAATGGGCAACCGGTGCCAGCAGACGACAGCCATAAGGAGATCGACCCGCAGACGGGTATGCAGCGTGGCTATGTCGTTCTGACCGCAGAGGAACGCAGCAAAGGTTTCGTGAACCCTTGCCGAGATAGCTATGTCCATACCTGCGGCACGGTCACAAGAATGGGCCGCGTCATTGCCGAAACCTATGCGCGAGATCCATGGTTTTACAACGGCACATTTTGCGTCGGATGTGGCGCACATTTTCCGCTGGATCAGTTTCATTGGGATCGCGACGGCGAACCGTTGGACCCGCTCAAATGGTCTCCTGAGACGTTTGACCGAGTGCGAAAGGCGAAGGCTGCTCTGCGTCCCTCACAAGCGATGGAGGAAGCTGAGTGCTGATAGTGCCAATGACCATCAGCGACGCAAAGGAGTTTGTGGCTCAACACCACAGGCACCATAAGCCGCCGCAGGGCGCGCTGTTCGCGGTTGGGCTGTCGCAGGGCGACGAGATCATCGGTGCGGCCATCGTAGGTCGCCCCGTAGCGCGTAGGAGTGACGACGGATGGACAGCGGAAGTGACGAGGCTGGCGACGAGCGGCGAGCGAAACGCCTGCTCGATGCTGTACAGGGCTTGCTGGAGGGCAGCTTGCGCGATGGGTTATCGGCGACTTGTGACCTTCACGTTAGCGACAGAGCCGGGCGCCTCGTTGCGCGGCGCAGGGTTTCGGTTAGTGGGGACTACCCCAGGGAAATCGTGGTCTGTGAAAAGCCGGCCGCGAGTGGACAAGCATCCGCTACAGGAGAAATTGAAGTGGGAATTAACGGCGTGATACGCACCTCTAATACAGAGGGTGAGTTATGAAAGAACGGACTGTCGGAAAAATAGAGCAACTAACTGGTGGCAATACGACTGCCGCAATAGCCATTCCAGGTGTCCCCAGTACTCAGTTGGTTGACCTAACCACCAAGACCTCAATCGTGTCTGTGCATAATCCGTGTAAAAACGTCTGTTCGCTAATTTCGATGAATAAGGATCGTTGGCAATGTAATGAGTGCCGCGCCATTTTTTCCTTCGTAGGTATAGCTACTTCCGATGGAGAAGTGAATGGAGCATGAGCCGTGTATCGGCGCTACCGATGATTGGTATACGCCTCCTGAGATATTCGAGGCGCTAGGCGAGACGTTCGACCTTGACCCTTGTTCGCCGGGGCCGGCTCATTGGGTGCCAGCCCATCGCGTCTATACGATCACTGAGGACGGCTTGCGTCAACCGTGGTCGGGCTATGTGTTCATGAATCCTCCTTTTGGCGGACGCAATGGGCACGTTCCGTGGCTGCGTAAATTCATGGAGCATGGTAACGGTATAGCCGTGGTGCGCGCATACACCAGCGCTGGCTGGTTCCACGACTGGGTACCCCGAGCTGACCTGATCCTATTCCCACGCGGCAAGACCAAGTTCGTGCGTCCCGATGGGACTATAGGCAAAGCGCCGGGGGCGGGCGTGGTTCTGATTGGCTGCGGACAGCGCGCCGTCAACGCGTTGAAGCGCAGCGGCCTTGGTATTTACGGCGTGCCGTTCGACGACGTTCTGGCCGTTGCGCACTCACAGTCTGATGCCAATGTTGGTAAAGGATGAACTTGCACCCCACTGAGAACCAGGAATGCGAGACGTTGCTCGACTGGGCGCGCGCCATGCGCTATCTCGGGCACCCGCTCTCGGACTTCCTGATCATGATCCCAAATGGCGCATGGCTCGCGGGTAACGTCAAAACGCGAGCAGCGCTGATGGGGAAAATGAAGAGGCGCGGATTTAAGTCCGGCACGTACGATTACCTGCTGACGATCCCGTGCCCGCGCTTGGAGTATCACGGCCTGTGGCTCGAGATGAAGCGCAAAGCCGGCGGGGTGGTGTCGATGGAGCAAAAAGCGTTCACCATCCTACAGAAACAGATGGGCTACCGGTGCGAGATCGCCAAGGGGTTCGATGAGGCGCAGATGATCCTGAAACGCTATCTCATCTCGTGCGAGTACCCCAACGCGCTGGCGTGAAGGTCTACAGGGGATTGCTCTTCCCGCCTATAGATTTCACTCCCGCAAGCGCCGACCCTCACTTGGACGAACCTTAAGCTTAAACCCAAGGAGAGACTTTCATGCGTGAAGAGCAATCCCGATACCTCGGCCGCACCCGGCGCCCCGCCGATCGTGAACCCGGGCCCACCGCCCGCGCACTGCACGGGAGCAACCAGGTCTATGACGATGATGATCCGGACACAGACGAAAGCCCGATCGACCCCAACGCGCGCATCCCGGAACCGGCGTTCGCGTCCGTCACCCAGTCGGATCCGAAGCAGCTCGCAGGCTCGCTCCTGCAGATGCACCGGGCGATCGAGAGCCTCGAGGTGTGCGCCGGGCACGCCGAGCAGCTGGTGATGCGAAAGGCCAAGGACGAGAACCAGGGGCAGAGCAATCGCGCCGCCGTGGCGCCGTTGACCGACGGCCAGACAATCGCCGCCACGCTCGAGTGGCTGGTGCATCGATTGAACACCACCAACGATCGACTGGTGCAGGCCTTGGGGCGACTCGACAGTCTTGTGATCTGATCCCATTGCGGCGCGATGCCGCCGCGTGGTGAAATATCATCGCTGCGGTTACTCCCTGACCGCATCCCTTAGTTGATGACACTCGCCCGCGGAACAATCGCGGGCTTTTTTTTGGGTGCTGTGATAGAAAAACCCCGCTGCAAGGACTCATTGGCCCACATGGCCTTGCAGCGAGGTTTGGGGGCTTGTTCGCACCGCGCAAGATGCAGCGACCCGTAGGTCTCAAGCTCGGGCGACGATAGCACCGCAAGGGGCTTGCGGGCAAGCGGGGTTAGGTGTAGGAAAATTCGGACTCATCCACAAAAGGATCAAATTCATGGCCGCACGCTTCGCTCAAGCAATGTCCACCAATTCCACCAACAGGCTCAATCAGGTCTCCCCCGTGGGCACCTCCCGCGGGTCGGGAAAATCCAAGACCGGCGGCATGCCCGGATACATCAAAACGGCGCAGGACAAGAGCGCCGGCGGCCTCAACAATCCCTCAATCGCCCGCGGCGGCAAAATCCCCCAATCGAGCGGTCCACGATCAATCCCAAGCCGCAAGGGCGAGAACCGGCGCGACTGGCAAGACTCGGATTCTTTGCGCGGATCCAGCGATAAATCCTACCGCGCCACGAGCACCGCCAAACCAGGCAAGATCAGGCCCACCAGGATGCCGATGAAGCCCGCGAGCCGCTCGATGTCCGAGAAGGAAGGCCCAAGCCGCGGCGAGTTCGGATCGAAAACGGCCGTCTTGAGCGGCGGCGTGCTCGGCGCCAACAAACTGCCCGCCGGCGGCGCCAAGATGGGCCGCGCTTCAGGTCACGCCACCATGTCGGGCGGCAAAGGATCAGCCCCGGTTCGCGGTCAGCACCACGCCTCGCCCATGCGGGCGAGCTCGAGGACCGGACGCGGCACCATGGAGAAACTCGCAGGCAAGGGCAAGTACTCCGAGAGCGGAATCACATCAAGGCGCAAATCGATGATGTATTGATCGTCACAGCGAACTTTTATCAACACTAAATCGCAGCAGAGGTTCACATGTCAGTAGCAGCATGGATCAGAGGATTACCGGTCGGCGTGGCGCAGGCCATCAAGGGCGCATTCGACTATCCGGCATCCCAAGCACTAACCGCGTTAGGCACCAATCAGGCCACCGCGTTGGCCCTGCCGCGGGATTTCAACGTGTTCAGCACGGTGGCATCCGGCACCGGCGCCATCCTGCCGTGGGGTGAGGACCAGACGGTGAGCACCCAGAACGTGGCACCCCCGGGCACCACGGTGAACACGGTCGGTATCTTGGAGATCGGCGATTCCATCACCGTGGTCAACCAGGGCGCCAATGCGCTGCTGGTCTACCCGCAGCTCGCCGGCAAGGTCCAGGGCGCATCTGCCAATACCGGTTTCTCGGTCGCGGCCAACAAGGTAGCCACCTTCTACTACGTGGGGTTGGGTAATTTCGTCGCTAATTTGAGCGCTTAAATCGCAAGGGCCTTGGGGCTTGGGTCCACGTCAAACACCTCAAGGCCCATCAAGCAATCCACCGGCCTTTGTCGCCGGAATTGCGAGGGTGAATGGCAAGACCGACCAAAAAGAGCGCAGCAGGCCTGCGCGCAAAGCTCAAGGCTGCGGCCAAGAAACGCGGGCACCGGCAGGATATGTCGAAGCTCAACCGACACCCCGCCAAGGTGCCCGATAAGACCCGATTCACCCATGAAATCACCAAGGACCGAATCCGCTTAGGCTTGCTGCTAGGGCGAATTGAGCAACATGGACTTGGGGAATTGAAGAAGATGCCCCCGACTCAGCTCGCCGCAGCCCAGTACCTGGTCGACAAGATCATCCCCAAGGCCGTCGCCCCGCAGCAACTGCAGGTCTCGGGCAACATCACCGTCATTCGCCGCGATCCGACCGCCCGCCCTGAGGGCTACCAGAGGAAAGGCCGCGCCAGCGTATGAATTTGGAATCGCCTGCCACGGAGGCCGCCTCTGAAGATGAAATCGACCTCTATGGCGGCTGGTACTGCGAGCCGCACCAGGACGATCTGTGGCGGTATTTGGAGGCAGGCGGCAAGCGCGCGTGTGTGGTGTGGCACCGCCGCGCCGGCAAGGACGATGTGGCGCTGCACTGGACGTGCGCCGCGATGCTCGAGCGGGTCGGCAACTACTGGCACATGCTGCCCCAAGCCGAGCAGGCCCGGAAAGCCATTTGGGAGGCGATCAACCCCCACACCGGCAAGCGCCGCATCGATGAGGCCTTCCCGAAGGAGTTGCGCAAGCGCACCCGCAACAATGAGATGATGATCGAGTTCAAGAACGGCTCGATCTGGCAGGTCGTCGGGAGTGACAATTTCAATGCTCTGGTTGGCTCGCCACCCGTGGGGATCGTCTTTTCCGAATGGAGCCTTGCCGATCCTGCTTCATGGGCATATCTGCGTCCAATCCTTCGGGAGAACGGCGGATGGGCGATCTTTATCTATACGCCTCGAGGTCGCAATCACGGTCTCACCCTGTATGAATCCGCCAAGCGTGCCCAGGGCTGGTTCTTTGAGCAAAAGTCTGCACTAGACACGAACGTTTTCACCGCTGAGGAGCTCGAGGAGGAACGCCTTGAACAGATCGGCACCTTTGGCGATGAGCTGGGCCAAGCCTACTTCGAGCAGGAGTATCTTTGCTCCTTCGACGCGGCCGTTCTCGGCGCTGTGTATGCATCTGCGATCCGTAAGCGCGAGATGGCGGGCGCCATATGCCCGCTACCGCATAACCCAGATTACCCCGTACACACGGCGTGGGACTTTGGCTTCTCGGACGCGACCGCGATATGGTGGCTCCAGATCCTCCCCGGGCCGCGCATCCACCTCATCGACCACCATAGGAACACGGGCCAAGACATCACGCACTACTGCCAGCAAATTCATGGCCGTGAGATCAGCCTGGTGGATGGCAAACTGCAATTGGGCGCTCCTATCCCGGCGATAGCGCACCGCACGGCCTACTCGTACGGCAATCACAACGTGCCGCACGATGGCGCGACCCATACGCTCGCCGCCGGCGGCCGCTCGATCGGCGACCAGGCCTATGCCTTGGGCGTGCAGATGACCGTGATCCCGAAGACGAGTTCGGTGAACAACATCGGCGCTGCCCGAAAGACCCTTGAGGTGTGCTGGTTCGAGCAAGATCGCTGCATGCGCGGCCTTGAGGCGCTGCGCTCCTACCACTACAGCCTGGATGAGAAAAAGCGGGTCTTGGGCGATGAGCCGGTTCACGATTGGTCATCCCACGACGCCGACGCATTTGAGATTATCGGCCAGGTGTGGCAGCCGAACAGGAAGGATGCGCCGAAAGAGAAACCGCGCTTTCTGCATGAAGCAACCGCCGATGAGGTCTTTTGGGAGAATTACAGTAAGATCGGCGGCTCCAAGCGCCAAAACGAGAGGATATGACCCATGAGCATCATAACGATCCTGCTGATCCTGCTGATTCTCGGGGCCGTCGGCGGCGGCTTTGGCGGCTGGTATCCACACTCCTACGGGTTCGGGGGTGGGGGCCTGCTGCTGCTGATCCTGATCGTCCTGCTCGTGTCGGGTCGCCTTTGATCCGATCCGAGGCGATCGAGTGGGTCATCACGTGCATCTCCAAAGGACGCCGACTGTTTCACAGCGAGGGCGCGCAAACTGTGTTTGGATTGACGCGGGCGCGCAAAATCGTCAAATTGCTGGGCGAGCCCTGGAAAATCGCCCACAAGGACACGTTCGATGAAGCCCCACCGAAGGATTGACCCATGGCTCTAGTTGGCATCGCTCCCGCCGGTCGGCCCATCGTCCCGGCCACCGGTTCGATCCAAACCGTTCTGCCCCGATCAGGCATCCTGCTCGGCATCTTTGCGAACGCCACCGGCACTTGCGTGCTCTATGACGCCGCGGCGGCCGCGACGCCCGGCACGGCGCTCTGCACGCTCACCCTGCTTGCGGGCTGGAATCCGGTCCCGATGGAGTTCGTGAACGGCATTTGCGCGAACTGCTCGACCACGCAAGTCTTGATCTGTGGCTGAGGCCGATACCACCGGGCAGCGCGCGGATCGCGATCTCGATCCGAAAGTGAAGTACTGGAGAGAGGAAATCGAAACATACGAGCGTATGTTCGATAAGTTCCTGCGCCGCGGTCGCAAGGTCTACAAGAAATACAAGGATCTGCGCTCACCGCGGGAAGACGTGATGACCCGCTACAACATCCTCTGGGCAAACGTGCAGACGCGCCTGCCAGCGCTCTACGCCCGCAATCCCAAAGTGCAGGTCGAGCGTCGCTTCAAAGACAAAGACCCCATCGGCCGCGTCGCCTCCGAGATCCTGGAGCGCTCCATCCAGTACACGCTCGATCATTGCAACGATGCGTGGCAGGTCAACCGTCAGTGCGTGCTCGACTATGAGCTGCCGGGCCGCGCCACGGTGTGGCTGCGCTACGTGCCGCACTTCAAACAGCAGGAGTTGCCGGCCGCGAAAGAGGAAACGGGCGCGATCGATGAACTCGATCGACCCTCCACGGCGGCTGATCGACCAACGGCCGGCACTGAATCGCCCGTGAGTCAGCCAGCCGTCGGCAGCGAGCTGACCATCGGCGCTCAAGGCGTGGAAACTGACGACGCTGCTGCCGATCCGGTCGAAGATGAACTCCTGCACTACGAGGAGACTAAGCTCGACTATGTGTTCTGGGAAGACTACGGCCACACCTGGGCCAGGGTCGATGACGAGATCCGCGGCAAGTGGCGCATCGTATACATGGACCGGGACGAACTCGCCAAGCGCTTCCAAAAAGGAAAGGGCAACGAGGAGGGCCTGACCGCGGATGAGATCGATCAGATCCCGCTTGATTGGTCGCCGAAGAATCTCAATGACGTGAACGTCAAGATCCCGCGCGGGGGCAAGAAAGCGGTGGTGTATGAGATTTGGGACAAGTTCAAGCGTGAGGTGATCTGGATCACCAAGACATTCCCGAGGCCCTTAGACGTGCGCGATGACCCGCTGGGCCTCGAGGGGTTCTTCCCGACGCCGCGCGGCCTGTTCGCGAACCTTTGCAATGATGACCTGATCCCGACGCCGAATTTCGCCTATTACCAGGACCAAGCGAATGAGATCGATGAGCTATCTACTCGGATCGCTTCTATCACCAAGGCCCTCAAGGTGGCTGGCGTTCGGGATACGAGTGCTGAAGGCCTTGACCGATTGTTGAGTGAGGGCGTCGAGAATCAGCTGATCCCGGTCAACGGCTGGGCGGTGCTGAAAGAGAAAGGCGGCTTGGCGGGTGTGTTCGAGCTGCTGCCCATGGACATGATTGCCGACACCTTGGGCAAACTGCGCGAGCAGCGCCAGGCGGCCATCGAGGATGTCTACCAGCTCACCGGCATCTCGGACATCGTGCGCGGCATGTCGGACCCGGAGGAGACGGCCACCGCGCAGCAACTGAAAGGCCAGTTCTCGATGGTGCGCATCGAGGACGCGCAGACCGAGGTGCAGCGCTTCTGTCGCGATGAGGTGGTGATCATCGGGCAGATCGTGGCCGGCTATCAGATCGATACGCTAAAAGCGATATCGGGCGTGAAGCTGCTCACCGCGGCCGAAAAGCAGGAAATTCAAATGCAGATGGCGGCCCAGGCGCGCATACAGCAGATGCAAGCCGCGATCGCCGCCCAAGCCCAACATCCGCCGGCACCAGGGGCTCCGGGCGCAGCGCCCGGCGCGGGAGGGGCACCCCTTGCGCCTCCCGCGGCACAGCCTCCCGGCATGATCCAGCACCCTGCGCAGCCACCCGGCGTTTTGCCAAACCCGCCGGGCATGGGTGTCGCTCCCCCTGCGCAGGGTGCTCCCCCGCCTCTGCCGGGCGGCCCCGCCGGCGGCATGCACCCCGGCATGCCCTCCAATCCGATGACCCCGGGACCTGGCCAAGCGCCGATCTCCCCCGACAAGATCAAGCTCCTCGAGGAGCCGACCTGGGAGGAGGTCGAGGCGCTGCTCAAGAATCCAGTGCTGCGCGAGTTCCGCTTGGACATCGAGACCGACTCGACCATCCGCATGGATGAGGAAGCCGAAAAGAGCGCGCGCTTGGAACTCATCAAGGCCGCGGGCGAGTTTGTCACCCAGATGACCCAGGCCGGCATGCAGGCCCCTGAGATCCTGCCCATGTTGGGTGAACTGCTCATGTTCGGCATCCGCGCGTTCAAGACCGCCCGCAGCGTCGAGCAGACCTTTGAGGACATGATGGCTGCGCTTGAGAAGGCGGCGAAGGCGCCGAAACCGCCGCCCCCTGAGGTGATCAAGGCCCAGGCCGAGGGGCAGCTCGCCATGCAGCAGGCGAAAATCAAAGCGCAGACCGACATCCAGATCGCGCAAGGCCAGCAGGAGGCGCAGGCCAAGCAGGCCATGCAGGAGAATCAACTCGAGGCGCAGCGCGACGCGCAAAAGGCGCAACTCGACGCCGAGACGCAAACCAAGATTGCGCAGGCGGACGCGGCCGCCAAGCAGCAGATCCAAGAGCTCGCCAATCACTTCGCGGCGCAAAAAGCGCAGTTCGAGACCGCCGCGCAAGAGAAGATCGCGCAGATGGACAACGACACCAAGCTCGAGATCGCCCGTATGCAGAACGAGCAGAAGAAGCGCGATCAGGAGCACGAACGCAACATGACCCGCATGCAGCACGGGCATGAGAAGGAAATCGCCAAGATGAAACCCAAACCCGAAAAGGCAGCGTGATATGGCTGAATTTGGCAAAGACCCCTATGACTTAGGCCTTCAAGTTCCCAATCGCCTGCCGGGCACTTGGACTTTGAATCCCACCGTGACTGCGATCAATTGTTATCTTGTAGGTCACACTCTGTCGGTGCCCAGCGGCACAGCACTGACTGCGGGAATGACCGTCACCGCTGCCGGTTTCGCGCCCGGCACGATCATTGCTCAACAGCTGTCTGCCACGAGCTTTTTTGTGCGCCCCGCATCGAATGCCATTCCCGGGGCACCCAGCGCGAGCATCGGGCCGGTCAGTATTTCGGCCGGGGTCAATTTGTTGCCCCTGATCCCGACGCTCCCGCCCGGCACCGAGGCGTGGTGCTCCGATATCCAGGGCGTCGCGACATGGAACGGCAGCACTTGGGTCTCTACCTCGAAGAACCTGCTTTCTAAAATCCGCGCCGCGATCGCTGCGGCGGCGAATGGCGACAATGCAGTGGAGCTGCAGCCCTGGTTGCCGCCCGCCAATATGAACACCGCGGGCAACTTGGTGCGCGCAAACAGCACTGCGTATCCTGGCGGGTTGGTTTTTACCAACGCGGCGGGCACGCATCAGTTTGTAGTCTTTACGGCGGGAACTACCGCGGCGGCTGAACCTGCAACGATCACGTCGCCGCTTGTCACGACCGATCCTTACAACATGGGCAACATCACCGATGGCACGGCGGTGGTGCAATGGATGGGGCCTGTGCGCACAACGACAGCGCTCGCGGGCGCTCCGTCAATCGTTGCGGGTGCGCAGCCTTCGTCCTTGACGCAAAGCACGTTTGTATCGGGGCAGAACGCGCGAGGCGCGGCGCCCAATTCCGCATTCCGCTTAACCGGCGGCACGGGTGCGTTTGTCCTTGCGACCAGCAATAACTTCGCGGCGGTTCGCGGCTCATCGTATCCCTCTAGCGGGTCGAACTACTTTTCCGGCTTTTACAATTCTGCCGGGAATGCCACCGCCTGTGAGTTTATGACAGACGCGCCTTATCTGGCGTTCGACATGGAATACACCGGCGGCCTGGCGCTCGCCTTTTGGCTGACCATTGAAGTGGATGGGCGCCGGCTGTTTGACGGCACTTGTGCAGCAATTACCGCGATTTCTAGCCCGAACGGTTTTTTAATTCTGGATTTTCGCAACACGGGGATCCGTAAAGCGCGGCGCATTCGCCTCGGCACGGTGCAAACCATCTTCAACACCACCGGCAGCAATTGCTATTTCGGGCGCGTGTTGACCACGCCGGCCGATACGATCTGGTATCCGCAGAATCCCAATCGCTATCGAATATGCATGTTTGGAGATTCACTTATCGGCTTTGCCAATGCGAGTTCGCCATTGCTGCCACTGTTCGATTGGCCGTCACAATTCGCTGCGTTAGTCGGGTGCGATGATATTTCGGCATTGGGTGTTGGCGGGACGGGATTCCTAAATTCCGCCGGCTATTTCACCTACATACAGCGCGTGGGCGATATCGTGGCCGCTGCGCCGGACGTTGTGATCATCAATGGCGCTTTCAACGACTCCAATGCGAACGGCTATACAAGCGCGCAACGCCAAGCCTCCATGTTGCTCTTTCTGCAAGCGCTGCGCGCCGCGTTGCCCAAGGTAATGATAATTATGTCCGGCACGTTCGGCGGCATAAACGTCGCGGGCAATGTACTGATTGAGAACGATCAGATCGCGGCTGTGACCGCCTTTGGTGATTCGAATACGTTTTTCATGCCGGTCTCGACCGATACTCCGCAATGGTTCACTGGCACTGGCGCACTCGGCGCGCCTTCCGGCACAGGCAATAACGATGTGTACATTGGCCCGACGGATACAACGCATCCATCGCAATTGGCGCTTGGATATGTGGCGCAGAAAATGTCGACCGCGTTCAAAGCACTGATCGGAACTATGTCAGTGAACCCTTAAGTCCGAGATGACCAATACCTACGGCCTGCAGATGACCCCGGCGCAGTTGCGCACTGCGCTGGCGCAGGACATCGCAGGCGCGGGGGGCACCACGGTCGCGGTGCAGTATTCGATTTCCGGCACCGGCGCGATGGGCGCGCCGCTGCAGCTTGCCGGTGATGCCGCGAGCCCCGGCGCGACGATGTATTACGGCACCAATGCCGGGGGCACGAAGGGCTATTATCCGCTCTCAGCGGGCGGCAGTTATACGCCCCCGGTGACAACGAAGGGCGACCTGTTCGGATTCTCGAGCGCCCCGGCTCGCATGCCGGTCGGATCGGACGGCTATTTCTTGGTGGCGGATTCGACCCAATCGACGGGACTCAACTACAAGCAGCCCTTCCCGGCCACCAGCATAGAGACCTCGGCCGCCATCCCGATCGTGAACGGCAACTGGCCGCCCTACTGGGCGCCGCGGTACGGCATTGTCGGTGATGGCGCGACCGACAACACGAGCGCAATGCAAGCGGCCCATAACATGGGCGTATCCATCTTCTACACACAAGGGACGTACAATTACACCAGCATCTCTGCTGCCTATATCTCGATGGTGGGCGCTGGCTTCTACTCCACGATATGGCAGACAACGGACCTCAGCAGCGCCAACTCCATCACGCAGACCAGCAGCAACTTCGCGCCAGAATGGCGAAGCGGCACATTCCGGCCCAGCGGCACGAAAGCCGGCGGCTATGCGATATGGATCCAGCCCACAAGTGGTGAGTGCAACAGCCCTCGGTTCATCGATATTTTCATTGATAATTACCCGAACGGCATAGGCGGCACGGCGTATTCTAATTTTTACTTTGGCGCCGGCTCGCAGATCTACGGCTGCACAGGTACGAGTATCTATGTCCGTAACGATAACGATGCCGATTCTGGCGACTCCGTAATCGAGGGTACGCTTAATGCCGTTAATAACACGTGCGTCCATATCTATCAGCAATCAGGCGGCGGATTAAAGCTTAACGGCGCGAAACTACTAGGCGGTTTGCATCACTACTTTATGAATTGGGCCAATACGGGCAACAGTTCCGACTTGATTGTTTCCGGTGGCAGTAGCGAAGGCGCCTATAGTCATCATTTTCAATTCTCGCGCGCCGGCGGCTCCACGACGACATTTACGAATGTCGCGATCAGCGGCATGCAATTTCAAGTCAACAGCTCGGCGGGAAATAACTACGCGGTTTATTCAAGCGATACGTCCGGTTTCTTGTCGAACGTCAGCATCGACTGCGAAATTCATAACTACAATACGACCGGCGGCGGGGTTTATCTAGATTATTTGAGCGTGTCGGTCGGCGGCAAGGGCGGTGGCTTGGTAAGCGGTTGCTGCATGCTCGGCAGCGGCGGCTCATCAATCGGCGTCTACTTGGGAACGAACAACTATGCAGGATCGGTCAAGTACGGGGTCAATTCCATCACCGGGTTCGGCACCACGCTCGCGCCTGCCACGACAGGAACTGTCAATTCGATCACCTACCAAGACACCCAGACCATCACGCAGGTCGTCGCAGCCGGGAGTTTTGTGGCGTTCGGCAATGTATTCCGGGCGAATGTGACTTTGAATCCCCCGGGGAGTTTCTGCCAGGTCGCACCCTTGTCAGAGCAGACCGCCTGCATCTCGGTAGCGGCCGGGAGCGCCGGTGGCGGGATCGCGGCCAACGTTTATTCGGTGAGTCTCACTGCGATTGCGGTGAGCGTGATTAATGCCTCAGCGGCGGACACGGATATTAGCGCAACTATGTACGGACTGGTATAAAAGTGCCCATATACACTTGGAAGTGCGAAGCTTGCGGTGATGTGGTGGAACTGGTGCGTCCCATGCGACAGGCCTTGGAGCCGGTCATCTGCGCTTGCGGCGTGCCCCGCGTGCAAGAGCTCAGCGCTGCTCACATCAGCCCCGACATCGCACCCTACCGGGCAGTCACCGGCGATCGCGCCGGGCAGTTCATCACCTCGAGGCGCGAGCACCGTGAGTTCCTGAAGCGCAATCGCCTGGTGGAGATTGGCAACGATAAACCGAAGGACACTTCAGCGTTTCGCAAGGTGACCGACCGCAAAGCGATCCGCGCCGAACTCGCCCGCGTCGTGCCTGAGGTGCGGCGAAAGATCAAACAAGGTAAAAGAGCATGAACGCACGAGCAGAAGAGCTGGCCGATGACATCGAAACCCCGGAAGCCGAAGAGCCGACGCTCCGTGAGCAGATCGAAAGCGCCCGCGATGAGTACGTCGAGGCGCACCCCGAGCCCGCCGCCGAGGCGCAAACCAGTGCGGAGCGTGCTCGCGACCCCAGCGGGCGTTTTGTTCCAAAGTCTCAAGGCGCCGCGCCTGAATCCGAGTCGCCGGCAGCGCCTGTGGGAAGAGCGGCACCGGACGCACCTGCTGCACCTGCTCAAGGCCAAGCGCCAGGCGCTCAAGCTGGATCTCAAGACAGTGCAGTCCTTGCTCCGAATAGCTGGAGCGCTCAAGCGAAAGCCGAATGGGCCGCCCTCTCCCCGACCATCCGCGCGGAGATCGCGCGCCGCGAAACGGAAGTCCACCGCACCCTGACGCGGCAGGATGAGGAGCGCCAGCTGGGCAACCAGATCAATGAGGTCGTGAGGGCCAATCAGGAATTCTTCCAGCGCGCCGGCGTCACGCCTCAGCGCCTCTTTACCGACTACCTCAATATCTCCAAAGTTTTGGGCGGCAATGACTTGAACGCCAAGGCGCAATTGCTGCGCCAAGCCGCCCTACAGAATGGCATTGACCTGCGGGCCTTGGCGGCCATGGGTCAGCCACGCAACGTGAGTGCAAACCCGCAAGGGGCTCAACCGCCGCCGCCAGGCGCGCAGCCGATCCCGTTCCACCTATTGCCATCCGAGATGCAGCAGCTATACCGGGACAATCAGGAACGCACGGCGCGCGAGCAGCGCGAGGCGCAGGAGCGCACGCAACGTGAAGAGCAGCAGACCTATGAGCAGATCGTCGCCTTTCGCAGTCAGCCGAAGGCCCGCTTTTTCGACGCAGTACGCGACCAAATGGTTGCCCTGCTCAACGGCGGAGCGGCCCCGACCCTGGAGGAAGCGTACGAGCAGGCTTGTTGGATGCGGCCGGATATCCGCGACATTTTGCTGAAAGAGCAAACCGAGGCCAAGAACGCTGAAGAAGCGAGACGCGCCGCGACGATTAATGCTCGCAGGAAAGGTATTTCGGTACGGGGTGGCGCGGGGTCTCACGTGGAGACCGCACCTCCCGATCGCAGCTTGCGCGAGGAGCTGAAGGCGAACTTCGCCGAGGCCCAGCGGCAGCGCGTTTGAACCCAACACTTTTAAAAGGACCAACCTCTCATGGCATTACCTAACCCCAGCACAGCGCTCACGGAAATCGTGACCACCACGCTGCGCAATCGCACCGGCAAGCTCGCCGACAACGTGACCAAGAACAATGCGCTGCTCTATCGCCTGCGGGCTAAGAACCGCGTGAAGCCGGTCACGGGCGGGCGAACCATCGTCCAGGAACTCAACTACCAGGAGAACGGCACTTACAAGCGCTACTCCGGGTACGAAGTGCTCAACATCTCACCGTCCGATGTCTTCACGGGCGCCGAGTACAACTACGCGCAGGCCGCGGTGGCTGTCTCCATCTCAGGGCTCGAGATGCTGCAGAACTCGGGCGACGAGGCCATCATCGATTTGCTCGAGGGACGCATCGAAAATGCCGAACAGACTCTCACCAACAACGTGGCGCTCGATACCTATTCGAACGGTACTGCAGACGGAGGCCGGCAGATCGGCGGCATCCAACTCCTCGTGTCCCTCACGCCAAGCAGCGGAATCGTAGGAGGTATTGATCCCAGTGTGTGGGCCTTCTGGCGTAACGTGGCTTTCTCTGGCCTCACCAACGGAGGCGCAGCCGTAGGAACGGGAACGATTCAGACCTACATGAACCGCACCTACCTGCAGCTCGTGCGCGGCTCCGATGCCCCGGATCTGATCGTTGCGGACAACAACTTCTACCGCTACTACTTGGAGAGCATGCAAGCGATCCAGCGCGTGGCGGGCGATGAGATGGCCGAGCTCGGGTTCCAGACGCTCAAGTACATGAACTCGGATGTTGTGCTCGATGGCGGATTCGGCGGCGGCGCACCGATCAACACAATGTACTTCCTGAACACGAAGTATTTGTTTTTCAGGCCCCACGCAGACCGCAATTTCGCACCGTTGGGCGATGAACGCTTCGCGGTCAATCAAGACGCGATGGTCAAGCTCATCGGGTTCGCGGGCAACCTCACCACCTCCAACCGCTTCCTGCAGGGGGTTTTGTCTGCGTAAGCGGCAAAACAACCTGAACAGTAACGGCTCACAGAAGGAATTTTCGATATGGGTAAGGTGACATTTCTGGCGGCTCAAGTGCCCGCCAATCCGACCTACAACTGGACGATCCGCGACGCGATCTTGGGCGAACTGGACATTGGTCTGGTATCGACCACAGCGCCTGGCGTCGGCCCTGGTGCAGGCGTCAATGCGATTCAGACCTCAGTCGCGCCGCTGCCGGTGTTTCAACCCTTCCTGGGTCAGCAGATCCAGGCGGTGGAGAACACACTAGGCGCGGGTGAGTTCGTGTACCTCGCGGTGCCGACCTCGACGGCGATCCCGCTGGGGACGCTGGTCACGTGGGAGTTTGGTCCCTCCGGCACGCAGTACTCTGCGGTGGTGCTGCCGGCGGGCTCGAGCTCCGCCAACTCCGGCGCGCCCTTGGCGGTATGCATTGCTTCTACGGTCGCGAACTCAGGGCTTGGCATCACGTCGAACGCGACGCAGGTGCAGTACGCCTGGTTCCAGACCGGCGGCGCGGCACAGGTCCTGAAGACCGCGATTCAGGTGCCGCCGGTGGCGACGGCAACCGGCGATCTTCTGTTCATCTCAGCCACCGCGGGCCGCGTGTACATCACGGCCTCGGCGGGCAAGGCGATCTTAGGATCGAGGCGCGCGAATCAGACCACGGTGACGGCGACGGCGTCGTGTCTACTGGTCTATCTCAACGGCCGCCCCGTGGTAGAGGGAACTTAATGATCACGGTGGCATGTGTCCGGGTGGGCGAGGCGTACCCAATCGAGTACGTCGAAAAACTCTCGGACATGTGCCGCCGCAATCTTCCCGAAGGGTTCCCCGGTCGGTTCGTGTGCCTCACGGATCGGCCGGGCGATCTTGCGTATTTGAAGCACATTGAAACAATCGACATTTCGCCTTTCTCTCCCGCCGAGCGCTTCGAGGGCTGGTGGGCGAAGATGCTCCTGTTTCAACCGGAGTTGTTCATCGAGGGTGAGCGGATTTGGTATTTCGATTTAGACACGGTCATCACCGGGCCGCTTGAGCACATCTTCAACTACCCCGGCGCGTTCGCGATCTTGCGCGATGTCTACCGGCCGCAAGGGCTGCAGTCGAGCGTGATGAGTTTCATTGTCAGCAAGCTCACCGCGTCGATCTGGGATGAGTGGGCCGCGCGGCGCTTCCCGCACTTGACCGGGGGTGATCAGGCGGTGCTCGAGCATTTCTTCGCCCCCGTGGTGGGCTGGCGCGATGCGCGCCTAAAGGCGCGCGGCTGGGCGCCGGATTTGCTGCAGGACATGTACCCGGGCGAGTTTCGCTCCTACAAGCAGGAGTGCGTCTGGAGCGTACCGAAAGAGACGAAGGTGGTTTTCTTCCACGGCGTGCCTCGGCCGCACGACGTTGTGACCGGCTGGGTGCCGGACGTTTGGAAGGTCGGGGGCGGCAGTTCCTTGGAATTGGTCACAGTGGGAACCGTCGCTCAAGGTCAGGTCTTGCGCAATATCCGCACCGCGCTCGGGAAAGGGTATCGAGAGGTGGCCCAAGAACCGGCGCACGCCAAAGTGGCGCTGATCTGCGGCGGCGGCCCCTCGATTGCTTCGCAAGTCTCGCTGATCGCCAACCTCCAATCGGCCGGCGCCGATATTTTCTCCCTCAACAATGCGGACCTGTGGCTGCGTGACAAGGGGTTCAGGCCCGATTATCACGTGATGCTCGATGCGCGCCCCGACCTGCTGCACTGGGTGAACGTCGGGGGCGTGAAGCTCTACGCCTCCATGTGCGATGCGTCCGTGCTGTACGCAGGCAGCGTGGCGGGGGATTTACGCATCTGGCACCCATTCACCGATGGCGCCGAGGAGATACTGACCAATCGATTCCAGATCGGCGGCGGCGGCACGGTCGGCACCCGGGCGCTTGCCCTTGCGTGGTTCTTAGGCTACCGCACCATGTGCGTGTTCGGGCTCGACAGTTCGATTGCGGACGGCGAGCACCACGCCTACAAGCAGCCGCTGAACGACGGCGAGCCGACCTTTGATTGCATCGTCGGGGGGCGCAAGTTCACGGCCACGGCCTGGATGATCAAGCAGGTCGAGGAGTTCAAGGAGATTGCGGGGCAACTCTCGGCGCAGGGCTGCACCATCTCGGTGTTCGGTGAGCATCTGTTGTCGGTGTCGATCGCGGCAATGTCCGATCAGGCCATCCATTTCCCCGAGGGCGATTCTGAAGGGGTGCGCTCCGCAATGGCAACGCTCAAGGACCTCTCACACTACGTCGGCATGTGTACGCAGCGGCGCACCGCGGTGCAGGCCGGTGGCAATGTAGGGATCTGGCCGATGCATCTGTCGAAGTACTTCAACCACGTGCATACGTTTGAGCCCGACCCCGCGAACTACGCCTGCCTGCTGCGCAATGTCGCGCGCATCCCGAATATCTCGAGCACCCGGGTGGCACTGGGCGATCGGGAGACGATCGCGGTCCTGCAGGTCGTGCAAGGCAACTCCGGTGCGAGCTATTTGGAATCCCCAGGCAGCGGCGTCGGCGTGCCGGTGATCACCTTGGATTCCCTCAACTTGAGCGATGTCGATCTGCTGCAGCTGGATGTGGAGGGGTTCGAACTGCAGGCCCTGAAAGGTGCGCGCGAGACCATCCGGCGCTGCGCGCCGCTGATCGTGCTAGAACTCAAGGGCCTGGGTGAGCGGCACGGCTATTCCGATGCCGACGTGATCGAATACTTGAGCACTTTGGGATACACACAATCGGGCGTCGCGCACCGCGATGTCATTTTCAAGAGGACTGGCACATGAACGAAGCACCGAATCTCGCGGGCCCGCATCACCTGAAGGACGACGGCAGCGTCTCCTATGGGCTTGATGACGGCGCGCTGGTGGAATTTTATCCCGAGCAGGTACACATGGAGTTTCTCTCCAAGCAGATCGGCCAGCCGATCTTCCAAGAGCGCATTTTCACCCGCATCGTCTTCCCGGGCAATCGCTTGACCGTGGTAATCCACCAGGCCAAGGGCATCGATTACGAGATGGCCCTCGATGAGGAGTCGGGCGAGTATCACACCCAGTACACGGTGCGCGACAGTTGCGAGAACGGCGACCCGACCGAGCCCGTCAAGTACCCCCGTGCCTGGGCACGCTTTCTGCGCAAGGGCATCAGCGCAGACTCGGGCCTTCCCGTCGAGGAGTGGGGCGCAATCACCCGATCCTATGCCGCGTCACTGAAGGCGCAGAACATCCACACTGTGGAAGCGCTCGCGGGCCTCTCTGACGCCATGGCGCAGAACATCATGGGCGGCATCAAGTACCGCGACCTGGCCAAGGCGCGTCTCGATGAGGCAGCACGCAATCGCATCGTGGCGCGCGAGCAGGAGCGGGCGAGCAATGCCGAGGAGCGCATGTCGATCCAGACCAAGCAGATCGAGGCCCTGCAGGCCGAGGTGATGCGCCTGCAGCAACTGATGCACGGCACACCGGCCGAAGGGGCGGGGCGCATGGTCGGCAATCAGCAGATGAACGCGGCCGCAATGGAGAACTTCAACGCCTCCCCCGGAAACCCGATCAAGAAAATGAGCCGCAAGGAAGCGCAGGCCCAGCACCGGCTTCCCGACCCTGAAAAGGCCGCCTAATGGTCACCGTGATGATGATCCTGATCTTAGGCGCACTGATCATCGCCATCCTCTCCGCAGTGCGGCCCCTGCCGATCCTCTGGGTCGCAGTGGTGCTGCTCTGTATCGTTGAGGCCATCTCGCACCTGCCGGCCGGATACGTCAGATGAGCCTGCTCACGATCGTGCAGCAGGCGTTCGGGGAGATCGGCCTGCCGAGCCCGTCATCGGTGGTGGGCAATTCGGACTTAAACGTCACGCAGGCCCTCGCGCTCACCAATCGCGCCGGGATCGAACTGCGCGACGCGACCGACGCGGCCGAGTATTGGCCGGTGCTGCGCAAGCAGTTCCTGTTCAATCTGCTCGGCATCGGCCCGTTCACCGGCACGTTTACCTATAACAGTCCGGTGATCACCAATATCTCATTCCAGGGCTCTGGCACCGGCCTCTCGGGCGTGCTCGCCAACTGGCAGGTCTCGAGCAAGTACGCGCTCAATGACACGATGGTGGTCTCAAGCACCTCGACCACGCTCACCATGAGCCAGAACTCGACGCTCACGAGCAGCCAGACGCCGCAGATCGACACGGGTCTCGCGTTCGGTCAGGAGGCGTATCCCTATCCTGCCGATCTCGCCTATTTCATCCCCAACACCGGCTGGGATCGCAACTTCCGCTGGCAACTGCTCGGGCCCATCACGGCGCAGGAATGGCAGGTTATCAAGAGCGGCATCTCCCCCGTGGGGCCGCGCTTGCGCTATCGGCTGATGCAGGGGCAACTGTACTTCAATCCGGCGCCCTATGTGCCGACGGGTCAGTCATCGCCGATCTCGGATTTGATCGTCATGGAGTACTGCTCGAAGTACTGGTGCGGACCCTCCACCGAGGTGATCCCGGTGCAGCCGACGCAATCACTGTTCCAGGCCGACAGCGATATCTGCCTCGCGTTCGATGAGGACCTGATCACCAAGTCCCTCAAATGGCGGATGCTCAAAGCGAAGGGCATGAGCTACTCGGAGGAGTTCGACGAGTACGAGGATTCGCGCGATCGCCTCGCGGGGCGCCAGACCATGCCGCGCAACCTGCCGCTGAATGCGCAGAGCACCGGGATCAGGCTGCTCAATTCACAGAACGTGCCTGATACCGGCTTTGGGAGTTAGTCGATGCGCATGACTGCGGCCATGCGCAAGGAGATGACTCAAGCAGCCCGCATGCAGGGCGTCGGCACGCCCTACGTGCTGCAATCCCCGATCGGGGGCATCAACACCAAAGACGCGCTCGCCTCGATGCCCGAGACCGATGCGGTCTATATGGACAATCTATTCTGTCAGCCGGGATGGGTGGAGATCCGCGGTGGCCGACAGAAGCTCGCCACCTTCACCGGAACCGCCCTCTCGCTCCTACCCTATGCGGGCGTGCTCAGTTCCACGCCGGAACTGTTCGCCGCAGTCTTGAACTCGGGCACCGGCAACATCTACCGGGTGGACAACTGCGGCGGGGGCGCGGTCTCCTCTGCGGTCGTGTCCGGGCTTTCATCCGCGGTCATCGACTACAACCAGTTCGGCACGTTCGGCGGCGACTACCTGATCCTGCTCACCAACGGCTCGGACGCGCCTTACATTTACGATGGCACCTCCTGGCAGGCGGTCACCTCCTCGAGCTCGCCCTTCGCCTGGACCGGAGGCCCCGCGCTCACGACGTTCAATCAGGTGGCGGTCTACAAGCAGCGCCTCTGGTTCATCCAGCAGCAGACCATGAACTGCTATTACCTGCCGCAGAACGACGTAGGCGGTGCGCTCACGCTGCTGAACTTAGGGCCCCTGTTCAAACTCGGCGGCTATATCTCGGCCGTGATCACCATCTCGATCGACAACTCCGCCGGCACCAACGACTACATTGCGTTTGTGTCGAACGTCGGCGAGGTGATCATGTTCCAGGGCTATGACCCTGCAAGCGTATCGACATGGTATCTCGCGGCCCATTTTCGCATCGGCGCACCCGTAGGCTACGGCCGGCAGTGCTGGCAGAAGATGGGCATGGATGCGGCGATCATCTGTCAGGACGGCCTGATCCTGCTCTCGGAGGCCATGCTCACCGACCGCAGCCAGCAGCGCAACACGCTCTCAGTACTCTGCGTTGATACCACTGCT